GCAATGGAGAAGATCCGCGAGACGCAAGAGGCCGGAGGCGCGGCCAGGTCTCGCAAGACAAAGGATCCCAAGGACTTCCAGGAGCTGTTCGAGGGCGCGAAACACGTGTCCGACGAGGGATGGGAGGGGATTCACGCCGCCGCATTCCGCAACGCGGCGATCAGCGCTTGCAGGGCCTGCGGGTTCAAGATGACGCACGCCAAGCTGGCGTTCATGGTCATGCAGGACGGGCTCGACCGAGTGGATGGGGCGCCGTTGGTGCGACTGACGAGCGGCACTGCTGAGCAGTGGGTGACGCCGACCCGGAACCAGACCGGAGTGATCGACCTGCGATCTAGGCCGATGTATCGGGAGTGGAGCGCGACGCTGCGGATCCGGTACGACGCCGGGATGTTGCAGCAGAACGACGTGGTGAACCTGATCGCCAGGGTCGGCTACCAGGTTGGTATCGGCGAGGGACGGCCTGACTCGAAGGACTCTGCAGGCCTGGGCTTCGGCCTGTTCGAGATCGTGTGATGCAGATAATCAGGCACGGCAGGCATGGCGCGGCGAGGCGCTGCTCGGCCGGGCCCGGCCCGGCGCGGCCCGGCATGGCACCGCAGGCCAGGACTGGCTCGGCACGGCCAGGCGCGGCGCGACAGGGTCCGGCTCGGCGCGGCTTGGCCCGGCACCGCAGGCTGGGCGTGGATGGGCATGGCAAGGCATGGCCGGGCCAGGAGAGGCGTGACGCGGATAATCAGGCATGGCAGGCACGGCGGGGCAAGGCGAGGCCAGGCATGGCCTGGCATGGCATGGCCAGGCAGGGCAAAGCACCGCAGGCACGGCTTGGCGAGGCGAGGCGTGGCGCGGCATGGTCTGGCGAGGAGAGGCAGGTACGGCAAACACTCACTTTCTCAAGAGGATCTATGACCAAAAAGTTCAACTTCCGCAACGGCTATCGGGCCGCTGTGGATGCTCAGACCGCTGGGCAGGAGCTGGAGCGCATCCGCTCTGATCACGGGGAGCTGACCGCTGCCCTTGTGGTGGATGAGTCACGGCCCGAGTCCGCACCGCTGCATCCCGCCTTCGAGTGGGATGACGCAATCGCGGCGGAGGAGCATCGCAAGCATCAGGCTCGGTCAATGATCCGGGCCGTGCAGGTCGTCGGCAACGATGGCCCGGCCGAACCGATCTACGTTCACATCAACTCGGCCGGGTCCTACGTGCCGACCGATGAGGTCGTGCAGCGGCTGGACCTGTACGACGAGGCCTACCGCGATGCTCAGTCCCGGCTGGCAGCAGCGGCCCACGCCGTGCGGATCCTGGCCAAGGCCGCCGAACGGTTGCGGCCGAAGTCGCTGTCTCGGATTGAGTCCGCTGCAGCGAGCCTGCAGAGGGCTCAGGACCGGCTGGCATCGGCGCCACCGCGCTGACCATTTGAACGCCCGGCTTCGGCCGGGCAATCCCCATCACTCACCCCATCGGCCATGATTGAACACTTCGGGCAGCAACTCATTGATGAGTATGCGCAGCAGGGCAAGCTATCTCGGAGCAGGGTAGCAATGCTCAAGGAGGTCTACGCTCGCTTTCACGAATGGAGCGATGTCAATAGCCTGCCGCTGACGACTACTTGCGTTAGACGTTGTGCCGCCCTAGGCGTGCAGCCACTAACCGACATAGAATGCGTTGCGGTCATTCTTGATAAGCTTCGGCCTAGCAGGAACCATCCTCACGTCAGGCTAATCGAAACAACCAACTTTCTAAAGCGAATCAGTGCAGCGAGCCTGCAGAGGGCTCAGGACCGGCTGGCATCGGCGCCACCGCGCTGACCGCTACCCTGAACCCATCCCCCTTGCCGGCAGCCGTGGCCTCCGTTCTCACCTCCCGAGACGCTGAGCTGCGGCTGGACGGCATCGCCGTGGCCAAGGCCCGGGACGTGTCGCTGCAGCTCCAGGCGGATCTGCCAGAGGACACCGCCCTGGGCCAGGACTCGCGCAGCTATGTGTATGGCCTCCGGTCCTACTCCGGTTCGGCCACCCTGCTCTACGACCGCAGCAGCCAGGTGAGCCAGGTCCTGCAGCAGGTCCTCACCGCCGACGACACGCCGCGGACCCTGCAGCTGATCCTCCTGGATCGGAACATCAGCGGCACCATCCTGTTCGGCTCCGTCGGCCTGTCCGTCGCCGTTGGCGACATCGTGCAGGTGCCGGTCGGGATCACGTTCAACGAGATCAGCGGGACGGTCTAATGAGCCTGCTCGGGACTGGCGGTGAGCTGGAGCTGAGCCGCGAGTGGCCACCCCTGACCGTGATCACGGACGCCCGGTTCGATTCCGGCCGCCTGTGGCTCTCTGAGCCCGGCTACTGGCCCGGTGATCGGGTGATCCTGTCCTGCGCCCGCGGGCTGCCGATCGACGCCAACCTCAACGGCTATGCCGACTGCCCGGACGGGCACCGCCACTGGGGAGGCCTCGGCATCGCTGGGCCCGCGACGGCGCACCGGACCACCGATGCTGGCCCCTACTGGGCTGCGAGCGACGCGGCTGCCTACTGGGAATCGGCGGCCGGGACCGGCCTGACGCAGCAGTTGGCGTGCTACGTCGGCCGGGATACCCTGGGCCGGCTGGCATTCTACGACAGCGAGATCAACGGGGTCAACGGCGGCACAACCGGCCGGCTGCCCCTGGCTGGCGTGGCATTCGGCGCCCTCGTGCTGGCCCCCTACTCTGCGGCTGCGACCTATCAGTCAGCCTTGCTGCAACTGGCTCAGTCCGTGGCGGCCCTGCTGCCCCTCGACGAGCCCGAGGCCCCGGCGGAGATGCTGACGACAATCCCGGCCGCCGCATCCGAGGCCGAACTGATCGGCTGGCGGATCCAGGCGCAGCTGGCGGAATGGACGCTGGATCAGGAGGCAGCGACGGCCGACACCAGTGCCCTGGCCGAACCGTTCGGCGATGCCGTCAAGGCGCTAGTGCGTGGGAGCGGCACCCTGCAGTTCGACGTGGAGCGCAGCTACCGCAGTGGCAACCAGGACGCGACGGCCCTGCTGCGGCTGGTGATGATGTTGGACCGGGGCTGCCGTGCTCGGGCTCGGTTCTATCTGCACCGCGATCGGCCCGCCGAGGCCCCGACGGCGAACCCCTGCCGTGATCCTCGACTGGGCGGCGCCCTGTGGTATGAGGCCGACATCCTGCTGGCCCGGACCGGGATCCAGACGGCGGCCCGGCAGCTGATCGCCGGCAGCGCGGCATTCCTGGTCCTGGGCGAGACCGAGCTACGGATGGGATAGGATGATCGCGGTGAGTGGTGCAAGCCCCGGGTGTGACGGCCTGGGGCTTTTTCATGGCCGCTACCCTGATGGTGGGCATCCGATGGCGCAGCAGTGACGATCGTCAAACGGTCAGGCGAGTCCGGCAGCTGGCCCCTGGCCTCGGATCAAGCAACCGTCAAGCAACAGCTGGCGGCCATGCTCGACGGGTTGCGGCAGCTGATCGGCAGCGCCAACATCGCTGGCGGATCGGCTGAGCTGAACGACCCGCTTAATGCACCTTTCCAGCTCTACGTCAACCCCTACATCGGGTCTGATGCCTTCGCGGCTGGATCGTTCGCCAGCTATGACCCGGATCCTGCGGGGAGCAATCCGACCGCGGCGAACATTGACGCAAAGGTCCGTCGGATTGACAATCAGCGCCTGACGTGCGGATACAGCGAGGCGAGGCCATTCAAGACGATCAATCGCGCGATCATTGAAGCGGCGCTGATCACAAGCAAAAGCTGGTTCACCTATAGCGCCGAAACCGCCCATCTGGATTGTGTCAGCATCCGACTCAGCGCCGGAGTTCACACCCTCTACAACGACCCCGGCAACACTGGCACCACGCCTGCGGTCTGGTCTGATGGCAAGGTTCCAACGGTCGCGGAACTAATCGGATTCAATCCGAATGAGGGCGGCGTCATTCTGCCTCGTGGGTGCACGATGTGGGCGCCGGATTATCGCAAGTGCAGCATCCGCCCAAACTACGTTCCGGCTGATGCTGATGAGGCCTACAGCGAATCCAGCGGGGTCGCAACGATCACCGGCAGATCCTGTTTTTTCCGCACCACTGGAACCGGCTACACGTTCGGTTACACGATGATGGACAAGCTGGGCAGCACCCAAAGCCATCATCTGCTCAGCGGCTATGAGTTCGCATCGCAGTCGCAGTTGACAACGTTCTACGGCAAGGTCAGCACCGCCCTGGCCCCGAACGGCAACGGATCGGCCACCCTGCTGGTGGCTCGCACATCAGAGCACCAGATCGTCGGCCCGATCAGCGGCAGCCCATCGGAGGCATGGGACACGACTGGGTCCGCATCGTTCTACATCCTCAACGTCGGCATCCGGTCCGAGCGAGGACTATGCGGTGCCCTGATGGATGGCAGCAAGGTCAGCGGCCTGCGGTCGATGGTGACGGCTCAGTTCACCAACACCAGCAACCAGCGCACCCTCAGCTGCTGGCAGATCTACTCCGGCGGTAGCTGGGTCACCCCGGCGAACTACCAGGCGATGATCGACGCATCGCCCGATTCGCGGCGCATGAAGCCTGGCCGGCGATCGTTCCATATTCGCGTCATCAACGGCGCCTTCGTGCAGACCGTTTCGGTGTTCAGCATCGGCGTGGGGATCCACAACTGGACACAGACCGGCGGCGAGCTGGACGCGACAAACGGCAACACCAGCTTTGGCGGCGTGGCGGCACTGGCCGAGGGCTACCGTTCGGCCGCGTTCACGATCGACAAGAACTGGACGATCTCCGCATTCCGGGTGCCGCTGCGGCCCGATGCCAAGACTCCGGCGATCCGGCGGATCTTCCTCGGGACGGTCAGCAGTGCCAGCTCGGGAGCGATCACGCTGGCCGCCGCCCTGGATCCCGCCGTGCTGGAGTCCTACACCCTGCGGGCTGCCTCCTACATCTGGGTCGAGAATCCCCAGGGGCCTGACTGGAGGGCACAACTGGCGAACCCTGCCTGGAGCAGCGGCGCGCCGACGATTATCAACATCACCGCCGCGCTGGCCGATGAAAACGCCGCGGCGGCCGGCAGCAGCGCCAACGGTCGCCGGGTCTACATCCGCCGGCTGGCCGACAATCGCAACCGCGATGAGCGCCGGCTGGTGCTGAAGCTGTCGAATACCACCAACGCTAGGACGCCACAGCGCCATCAGGTCCTGCAGCTCGACCCAACCCGAGCGGGCGTGAACGGCGTCCTGCCTGCCGCCAGCACCTTCGCCATCACATCGACCACGGCCACCACTCCGGTCGGTGCCGGGGTGCTGCGGGCGGCGCTGGTGTCGCTGCGGCGGTCGAACCCGGATCAGAACTACGCGAACGGGACCTACTACCGCAAGGGCGCGGTGGTCAAGAGCGGGAACAAGCACTGGGCGGCGATCAACGACCTGACCGCTGCCACGGCGACGCCAGACCCGGCGCTGTGGTCGGAGTGCTACGTGGCGATGCCTGAGGCCTACAACGCCGAGGACCCGTTCGCCAATGAGGCCCCCAGCCTGGTTCTGGACGACGACGCCAGCGGCACTGAGGCATCGACGACGCTGGGCTGGGACTGGACCACAGCATTCACCAGCGGCAGCAGCACGGCGGCGGCATGGCTGCGGACCCAGTACCGCAGCGGTGTCGACTACCTGGCGGCCCACGCCCTGCTGGTGGCCCTCGGGCTTAGCTCCAGCGATGCTCACGCCGCCCTGGCCCCGCAGCTGGAGGCCAGCCGATTGCGAGATCCGGCGTCATCCAGCGACTTCCCAGTGGCGCCCGCCGGGGGGCTGGCGAACGGCAGGGCGAACTACCCCGTCGAGTTCCGACGCCCCTCTACCCTGGCCATGGCCCCGCATCGCACGGCATGGTGCGGGTGGGGAAACTACTCGACCGCGCTGCCCCAGGTGCAGCAGGACATGGCCGCCCGCAACCGGTTCAGCTATCTGTTCACCAACAACGGCGGCGGCTTCGTCGCCTGCGACGGGACCCAGGAGGACATGCTGCGATTCACCCCCGCTGGGCTCGAGGATCTGACTACCGGCGAGGTTGCCCAGGTCGGAGACATCGGCGCCCCCGACGTGTCGGTGGGATCCTCGACGACGTTCACCGGAACGATCATTGACAGCATCTTCCAGGGCGTGATGGATTTCACCGGCGCGACCCTGCAGGGGTTCCCGCTGGCCAACAGCTCAACTCCCGGGCTGATCGAAACCGCCACGATTGCGGAGGTGCTGACGGCCATGACCACCGTCGGCGCCGGCGGGCTGGCCCTGACGACGGATTCGATGCCGGCGCCAATGAGGTCGAACGCCGTGGACATGGGCAGCGGCACTGCCCTGGACCTGAGCCTAGGAGCGTTCTTCTACCGAACTGTCAACGGCAACGTGACATTCACGTTCACCAATGTGCCGGCCAATGGGGTAACGCTATTCCTGTTTGAGTTCACCTACACCAGCGGCACGATTACATGGCCAGCGATTCTATGGGCTGATGGCACAGCCCCGACACTTGTGGCCGGCTACACCTACACGATCGCGTTCTACACCCGCAACGGTGGCAGCACCTGGCGCGGCAGTCGCCCCACAATCTGGACCTGATGAGCGTTCTCGCCCGCCGACAGTTCGCCGTCAGCTCCGGATTGACGGCTAGCAGCATCATTGGAGACGCAGCGTTTCGGTTTGATTTCAATACCGGAACGCTCAACGATCTGGTCAGCAACACTAGCGTGCTGACCGTCAACCGCCCTTACGAGAAGTTTCACATCAGCTCCGGCAAGCGTTACACCAGGGCATCGGCAAGCACCGTTGCATATCAGCATGACAGCAGCGGGAACAATCTCGGTGTGCTGGTGGAAGGGTTCCGATCTCAGGGAATCCGCTACTCCAATCGCTTCGCCGGGTCGGGAGGGTGGGAACCGCCAAGCCTAACCTTCGGCGGCAACACTGGCGCAGGAGGCGGCGGCTATCTGGCAGGCTGCACGATCACAGGCGGTTATTCGGGCCCCATTGATGGACTTGAAAACACCTCCACCTATCAATCTTCTAGGCTGCAACTCGACACCAGCTTCGGTGATCATTTCATCGGCAAGTTCGGCCTATGGTCAATCTCTACGCTTCAGAGTTACACCATCGCCGTCAAGGGCTTCGGCGACACGGCTAACCATGCGGTCAGGATTGGTACAGCTGGTGCCGGCTTTACAGGTGAGGAAGGAATCTTCATCACCCTGGATCTGCAGACCGGGGCAGTGCTCGACTATCGCACGACCTACACCGCACAGTTCGATGGGCTGCTCAGGTTCCCGAACGTCACCAGGACGCAAGATGGATGGCTGCTAGTGACGTTCCGTGTTGGTGGCGTCAGCTCGGGCGGTGGGACCAGCTATTCGCAGCCGCGTGTCCGCATCGTGCGGAAACAGGGCGGCGCGATCCTGGCGCAGTTCACCGGCGACGGGTCCAGCGGTGTGGACATCTTCGGATTTCAGCGTGAGTACTACCAGCCGCTGCCGTCGAGCTACGTCCACAGCGATGGGCCGAGCACCCCGATCACCAGGCCATCCGATGGCCTCACCTGGACCCTGCCCTCTCCACTGAACGCCAACCTGCGGGCGGTCATGGTGGAGGTCAATGGGCACGTCGATTCGTCCAGCCTGTTGACCCTGGACGACGGCACCGCATCTGGCTCTACGTTCGCCGGTCACTACGTCGATCTGCAATGCCAGGGCGGCCAGTACCGGGTCGCCATGCGCCGCAACTCCGGGACCGAGTTCCTCACCAATGCCGGACTCACTCCGTCCCCAGTGCTCACAGGCGCATGGACAGGCTCCTACTCCGGCCCCAGGTCAGGCATGATGCCGACTCGCCAGCGGTTCGTATGCAGCTGGAACAGCTCGGCCGTCCGGGCGCTGGCGGGCGGCGGCCCCGGCGATGGGCTGATCACTCATGGCCTCGGCGGGCTCCCGACGATCACCCGCCTGATGGTCGGGCAGGGCAACAACGGCCATGCGAACATCCCGATCGCGCGGGTCATTGGCTGGACCAGGGAGTTGACCGGGCTGGAAATGTTCACCCTCATGGTCGCCCGCTGATGCTGATCCGACTCGACACCATGGAGCACGTCACCATGGACCAGTTGCGGGCCGACAATCCGCGCACGTGGTTCCCGCTGGAGCCCACCGACGATGACCTGGCGGGGTTCGGCATCGCGCGGGTCCGACCTACTCCGATTCCACCGCATGACCCGACCTGCGAGCGGTGCACTGAAACCACACCCCGCCTGGGTCCTGATGGCGCCTGGGTGCAGTCGTGGGAGATCATCCCGAACGATCCGGGGCCTGAGCAGGACTGGCACGTAGCCTGAAAGGGCTGGCACGCCCGCACGGCCATGGACCCCGACCGCGTCACTCACGTTGACCTGCTGCGAGGCCTGGCGGTCCTGGAGACGAAGGTTGACCGCCTGATCCAGGACCAGGCGGAGGAGCGGCAGGCCATGGGCGGGGAATCGGGCATCTACGCCCGGCTGAACCGGCTGGAGCAGCGCATGGCGCAGGTGGTCATCCTGGCGGCAATCTGCGGGCTGCTGCTGCCGGTCGTGACGACCGTGGTGATCGATCGGTTCTGGCCCGCCGCTACCGTTGAGGTGACCGCTGATCCCCAGCCGTGAAAGACGTCAGCCTGTCCGACCTGATTGAGATCATCCTGGCCCTGCATGGCGCAGCCGTGCTGATCGTCAACCTGACCGATACCCCGAAGGACAACGACCTGGTGGGCCGGTTCTACCGCGGTGTCGAGTTGTTCGCCGGCATCTTCACCCCGCTGGTCAAGCGATGAGCCTGGCCACCGTCCGGGCAGCCGCTGAGCACGCGGCACGCCGTGGGTCCCTGGAGCCCCACCAGCTGGCGGCATTTCAGGCGCTGGATGAATCGCTGAGCCAGGCGCAGCGCCAGCGGTTCAGCGAGCTGTGGCGGGCTGCCCCGCTGCCAAAGCCGGCCGACAGCCCAGCGGTCAAGCTGGCCCTGCCGCTGATCAAGGAGTTCGAGGGGTGCCGGCTTGAGGCCTACCCCGACCCTGAGACCGGCGGCGATCCCTGGACGATCGGCTGGGGCGCCACCAGGCACTTCGACGGGGCTGCCGTGAAGCGTGGCGACGTGATCACCCAGTCGGTCGCTGATGAGATGCTCGACAGCCACGTCCGCGACGTGTTGGCCCCGCGGCTGGCGAAGTCGGTTCCTGGCTGGTCCAGGCTGTCGGCATCGCAGCAGGCGGCGCTGTTGAGCTTCGCCTACAACGTCGGTGATGGGTTCTACGGGGCCTCGGGATTTGACACGATTAGCGCCGCCCTGCGTGACGGCAGGCTGGCCGATGTGCCCGCCGCCCTGCGGCTCTACGTCAACCCGGGCGGGCCCAGCGAGGCGGGCCTGAGGCGGCGACGAGAGGCAGAGGCTGCGATGTGGGGCAGCCTGCCGCGGCTGACCGAGAAGATCCTGCGGGTACCGTATTTCAGCCAGAACGACAATCGCAGCGGCGCCGGCTTCCGCGAGTGCTTCAGCTCCACCTGCGCCATGGTCGGCGCGTTCTACGGCAAGGCGAAAGGCGACGATGAGTACAACCTGATCCGCGCCAGGTTCGGCGACACCACCGATGCGCAGGCGCAGATACAGGCGTTGCGAACCCTGGGCCTGGAGGCCCGCATGGTGACCAATGCCGCCCCTGGGCTACTGGAGTCCGAGATCCTCGCCGGCCGACCGGTGCCGGTTGGCTGGCTCCACCATGGCCCGGCGTCTGCCCCCACGGGCGGAGGGCACTGGACGCTGTGCATCGGGTTCACTGCTGAGTCGTTCGTGATGAACGATCCGAACGGGGAGGCCGACATGCTCAACGGCGGCTACGTCAACCACACTCGGGGGGCTGGGATCGCCTACAGCCGCCGGAACTGGCTCAGGCGCTGGGAGGCCGATGGGCCCTCGACGGGGTGGGCGCTGGTGGTTAAGCCGGGGGGCTAACCCCCATCCCCCTCCGGCGCCCCCGCCATTAGCCGGCTGAACTGCTCCAGCCAGACCGTGACCTGCCACCAGTCCGGCGACTCGCGGCAGGTGCCCCCGTAGCAGATCCGCCAGAGTTCGCTGCCGTCCTGCTGGCGGACCCGGGCGATGGTGATGATGGGAGGGGTCATGAGTCAAGGTCAAATAGCGTGGACTGATCTGGCGATCTAGTATCCTCTACTGCAATCTCCATGTTCTTTATAGCCTGATTGTAATACGACTCCTTTAGCTCAATCCCGATCCCTCTTCTACCTAGTTGAACGGCTCCATATACCTCTGATCCTACTCCCATGAATGGCGTTAAAACAGTTTCGCCCGGGTTTGACCTTAGGCAAATGGCGCGATCAATTACGTCAAGCTGAAGTGGATGCACGTGCTTCTCGTCGTCTGGATCTTTTGAGTCTCTGAACGGCAGCACTCTGCCCATGGTAATGTCGTCCCATATAGATGAGGCATAACGGCGCCAGATCCAGTGACTGAAACGATTTTCGGTCTGCTTTCCTTTCCATCCTTTGTACTTGTGCAGATCCGGTGGGATTGGACATTCACCAGCGTAGTGATCTAGTCCGGTTGGGTTGACGATAGGGATTTGATTTTCACCACTACGACGGAATATCAGCAGATAGTCGGCCGATGCTACTCCAGCATATGCCGCGTCTTCTACGATGGTTTTGTGAGCCAAGTTTTTGACCATCGTTCGATTGCGAACCCATAGTGGCTCTTTCCAGATTGTGTGCCTAGCAATGTAATGCCAACCCATACGCTCATGCAATTCAATGATCTTCCCAGGCAGATCCATTAGCGCATCTTGGCCGCTGTTTCCGGTAGGAATATCAGTGCAATGAACAGCAGTTAGTCGGCCTGGCATTGTCAGCCTATGAAGATCGGAGACGACATATCCGTAATGATCAAAGAACTGACCGTAGTCTTGACAGTTGCTTATGTCTCGCTCGTTTGAGCTGTAGACGTAGAGCCCGGCAAACGGCGGCGAATAGATTGAGAAGTGGATGCTCTCGCTGGGGAGCCCTTGCATGACTTCGATGCAGTCTCCGTTGTAGATTGCGTAGCGATCGGTGATGATAGCCATGATGGAACGGCAATGGGTGTGAGCGAATAGGATTTAGGGGTGATCTCTAGCGAATGATTCATCTCCGAAACAAGAGATGAAAACATTCGTTCTGCCTGCTGTCGTTTGCGCTGCAGGTTTTCCATTATTCGGCGCTCGCCTTCAGTTAGAACAATATCAACCGTAACTGGCCGCCTTTGCCCAAACCTCCAGCATCGCCGTACTGACTGATAGTATTGCTCAAACGAGTGAGATGGGAAGTATGCTATATGGTTGCAGTGCTGAAAGTTTAGCCCCCATGCTCCTATCTTTGGCTTTGTTATCAATACGCGCGACTGGCCATCTGCAAAGCTGACTAGTCTTTGCTCTTTGGTGTCGTCAGAATCAGAGCCAGACACCTGAACCGAATTAGGAATCAGCCGCTGCAGCAAGTCACCCTCCTCATTTAAGTGACACCATACTAGGGCCGGATCGGTTGACGAATTAACCATGGCTGCGACTTGTTCGCAACGATCGGTGATTGTCCGTCGTTTTTCTGCTCTTTGTTCTCTAAGGTCTGTCGCTGGCATAGCAAATAACATCCCCTCTGGGACAGTAGAGGTGTTAATCAAATGTTCAACTTCAATTAGGTCGGGCAACAGAAATCCATCATCAGGAAACCCAAGATCAGATGGCTTGCGCACCGCCCTGGCCCAGCTTGTGACCCATTGCCAGAATGGAGTCTCGGCATGACCCTTAAACCTCCACTTTGGCGCCTCTCCATACATGCGCCTAGATGTTAGATTGTTCTGATCGTTCTTGAAGAACCTTGCGAGCATATCCATGTGGCCCATATATCCCAAAGCTTCCGAACTGGTTCCCAGCTCAATGAAGTCGTTAGGGGCAGCCGTAGCCGTGGCGAGCAGCCTGTAAGGCATCTTGCGCATAAAGTTAGTTATTTCATTTCGTCGACTACCGTCAAAGTTTTTCAATATACTTGACTCGTCGCAAACGACACCGCCAAAGTCAATAGGATTGAAATACGACAAACGTTCATAGTTTGCGATTACAACAGGCGCCAGTATGGCGCCATTCCTGCTCTGATGACATTCGACACCGAACTTCTCACCCTCGCGAACGGTCTGAGCCGCGACTGCAAGAGGCGTCAGGATCAGTACCGGCTTGTTGGTGTGACGTGCGACGTTCTCTGCCCAGGTCAGCTGCATTGCGGTTTTGCCAAGCCCGCAATCTGCGAAGATCGCGGCTCGGCCCTTGCGGAGCGCCCATGTGGTGAGCGACTCCTGAAAGGGAAACAGCTGAGGCGGCATCCAAAGCGGCTCAAAGCCGTGATCAGCGCCAGTGTGGAGCTTGCGCTCCAGGAACTCGGAGTAATCCATCACCCCACCCCCCGCATGTGCCGCTCCACCATGTCGAGGATTGGTTGGCCCACCATCGGCGGACGTGGCACCCAGCGGGACGGATCCCAGCCGGTGCCGGTCCATTGAGCAATCTGGTCCAGCATTTTTCGACCGAACGGAGTGCGCTTGACAAACCGCACGAGGTCTGGGCGGGCCGCCATCGTTGGGTCTCGCTCGATCAGCCAAGGGCCGCTCCTGTAGATGAGCTGTGCCATCAGCCCACCTCCGGCATCACGCCGCGGATGAGGTTGGCGGTTTCGGAATAGCCGAACCGTCCGTCCAGCCAGTTGGCTAGCTCACGGGCTACTGCAGCGGATTCAGTGCGGCAGTCGCGGCACGGTTCAGTGCAGGGGGTGCCACGAGTGGCGACGCAGTTCGCCAGCGCCAGGCGGTCAATCAGTGCCATCGGTCAGGTGGTGGGCCCCCTATCAATACCCTCGGCCGGCGCTGCCGTGCTGCGATCTGTGGACAGTTGCAGGATCGGCACAACTGGTTAGACGTGGCGCCCGCCTCAGGGTAGGTTCCGGGCAGTTGCGGCTCGACCGTGGATTCGTTTGAGATAGGCCGTGCCACCGAGCGGGAGCGGCTGCAGCTGCTGCTGGAGACCCGCCGCAGCCTGCTGGGCAATGGTCGCGGCAGCACCGCCAGGATTGGTGAGATCAACGCCATCCTGGGCATGATCCAGTCGGCGGAAACACCGCTGGACACCAGGCTCGCCGAGCTGGCTCAGCAGTTCAGGGTCCCGCGAGATCGCGTCATCTCCCGGGCAATCGGGGCAGCATGAGCGCCGGCATGGGCGACTACCTGGCCCAGATCGGGCGGGTGCCACTGCTCACCGCAGCGGAGGAGATCGAGCTGGGCAACCGCGTGCAGGCCGGTCAGCGGCTGCAGGAGGAGATCGCGGCACGCGAGGGCCGTGAGGCTACTGCCGCCGAGCGGAAGGCGCTCCGGGCCGCCCAGCGAGCCAAGGACCGCATGGTCCAGGCGAACCTGCGCCTGGTGGTCAGCATGAGCCGTCGCTACCACGACCGCGGCGTTGATCAGCTGGACCTGTGCCAGGAGGGCACCGTTGGCCTCGTCCGGGCCGTGGAGAAGTTCGACCCCGCCCGCGGCTACAAGTTCAGCACCTACGGCTACTGGTGGATCCGTCAGGCGATGCAACGGGCGATCGACCAGACCTCTCGCATGATCCGCCAGCCGATTCACCTGGCCGATCTGCAGCGCAAGTTGCGCGGCATCATCCGCCAGCACCTACAGGCCACGGCCACCGAGCCGACCCTGGCAGAGCTGGCCGAGGCGGCTGGCGAGCCCATCGAGCGGGTCCGGCAAGCGTTGATCATTGACCAGCGCTGCTGCTCGCTGGACACGCGCGTCCGACAGCAGGACGGCTGCGAACTGTCCGAGCTGCTGGCCAGCGATGGGCCAACGCCGGACGACACCCTGGACCAGCAGGAGCACCTCGACGGCATGCGCGAGGCGATCACCAGAGGCATGAGCAAGATGACGCCGGCGCAGCAGGAGGTCATCACCCGTCGTTTCGGGCTCCATGGCGGAGAGCAGGAGACGCTCTCGGCCATCGGCGCTGACATGGGGATTAGCCGTGAAAGAGTGCGCCATCACGAGATGATGGCCATGGCGATCCTGAAATCGCAAACCTTTAATGCCAGGGCGCTGCTGCGGGATTGAGTAGCCTCAGGACAGGCGCTGGCTCGCGTGGACCATGCCATTGAAGGTTGCGAGCTGGTGCCGCGAAAGGAGGGCAAGCGCCGGTTCAGGAGGCAGATCCTCGACGAATGGGGCCACACCTGCTACCTGTGCGGGGCCAGCCCGCAGCACCTGACGCTCGATCACCTCATCCCCCGACGCAACGGCGGGGAGACCTGCCGCCACAACCTGGCCCCGGCATGCGCACCGTGCAACCGACGGAAGGGCGCGACCGAGCTGTGGGAGCACTGGACCGGATCCGACTCATGGGACCCCGTCAGGGCCCTGCGTCTGATTCGGTGGCTGCTGGCGACCGCTACGGTAAGAACGGACACCGACCTGGCCCAGCATGGAATCGCGGCGGATCAGTCCGGAACTGCTGGAGCTGCGGATCCCCTATCGGTCGAATGACGAGGTCTCGGATTTTCTCCTGATCTCTGATGTTCACCTTGACAATCCGTTGTGCGATCGCAAGCTGCTAGCGCGGCACCTGAATGAAGCACGAGAGCGCAACGCCAAAGTCCTGATCTTCGGCGACCTGCTATGCCTGATGCAAGGCAAGAAAGACCGCCGAGGCAGCAAGTCGAGCATCAGGCCCGAGCATCTTGGGGGGAACTATTTCGACCTGGTGTTCAATGAATGCGCAGAATGGCTCAGGCCGTGGAATGACCTGATCGTCATGATCAGCGATGGCAACCATGAGACGGCCATCATCAACCATAACGAGATTGACCCGCTCGGCCATTTGAGTCGGCTGATGCGGGATCAGGGATCGCCAGTTGAGCACCTCCGGTATCAGGGCTGGGTCTGGTTCACGTTCCGAACTGACACCACCGGGAAGACGCGCCGGCTGCAGCTGTTTTTTCACCACGGCGCCTGGGGCGGCATCATCACAAAAGGTGTCATGGGTGGCGGCAGGTACGCCAGCATTGCGCCACAGGCTCAAGTCATGGTCAACGGCCACAATCATCAACGAACAATCGTCTCGCATGCCTGCTACAGCATCAACGCTGCAGGGCACCAGACAATCGAAAACAGATGGCACCTGCAGACAGGAACCTACAAGCAGGAGTTCAGCGGCGGAGCTGGTTTCGCGGTTGAAAAGATCGTCATGCCTGCGGCACTGGGCGGCATCTGGATGTCACTACGGCCCAGGCGATCATCAGGCGTTGCAGTTCAGCTCACGAACGCGGAGTGAATCCCCCGCAGTAACGGGTTGACCAATCCTCCGGCGGGAATCCCATGCCGCAGCCGGCATCGGTCCAGTGGCAGCACAGACGCTCGCAGGACCCGCCGCGGGGCACTCCACCACGAGGACGTGGGGGAATCGGGCCGCCGGCCCCACGCCTGGACCTGCCCCAGACCCAGTCGGAGACGCTGCCGATAGACACGTTCAGGCTGGCCGCCAGTGCCCTGATGGTCTCACCGGTGGCGTAGCGCTCACGGGCCTGCCGCACCATCTCCGCCGGGTACTGGTGCAGCCCGGCCGATCGCAGGCCATACGCCACCAGCGTTACATGGCTGATGCCCAGCTCGCGGGCGGCACGCCTGAGGCTGCAGCCCTGGTCCAGCAGCTCACGCGCTGCGGCCAGGATTTCGGGGTTGAGGGGCTGTGCCATCAGGCCAGACTATGCGGTCCCAGACGTGGGAGAACAGGACCCGCGCCTGGCGGTGGAGGTCCTGCACGGTGTCGGCCTGGATCTCGAACGGGGCCATGCCGCCGGTCGCCCGGGGCACGCGGATGATGTAGCGGTGGCGAGGTTGCATGATCATGGTGATGGAGGGGTGGATTGCCACCCCCACCACCTGAGCCAGGTGCGGAGGGCCTCGTTCGTGGGGCCACTGCCACGGCAGCGGGTGGCTTCAGCGACGGCGGCGGGGGTGACGTAGAAGCCAGCGGAATCGCCCAGGCGCAGGATGAAGCCGTGTTCAGAGGCCGTCACCGCGAGGTCATGCAGGCCGGAGTGGAACTGCCTGGACCTACCCTCCGGCGGGATCTCGGTGTGGCCCAGAGCAGCGGCGACTTGGGCGACCTGGGCGGACCAGGGGATGGCGGACAGCTTGCGCCAGTCGGGGGTGGTCATCGGCGGGAACGGGTGAGGTAGATCAGGAACGCGAGGGTGGCGATCAGGCCCAGGACGGAATCGCTGTCAATGTTGACCATCATGGGGCCTCCGGCTCTTGATTGGCGCCAGCGGTATGGCCAGCGTCGTAGGCCGTGCAAATCATGTGGCTCATGATGAACTCGCGCGAAAAGGAAACCTGTAAATTGCGCTCCGCTTCTTCCAGGGCTGCGAGCTTCTCGTAACACTTTGCAAACAGCTCTGGTGGTGGGATGATCGGACGTCTCTGCCCTGGATCCTCGGCGCGGACGGAATCGCTGTCAATGTT